GTTGAGTTCTGGGAGCCTCCTAAAAGGATAGCTCCTCCGTCCTTATTTATGAAGGAGTTGCCAGAGATGTTGATGTTTCTTGAACCAAAGATGCCGCCATAGGTATTATTGGCATTAACACCGTAAGACCATGTCGATCCATCATTGGACGGCCCAGAAATGCTAATTTGGTCTTTTGCGTACTCTGGGTCTGCCGTCCCATTCTGTCCTGAGCTTCTCGGAGTAATGCAGATATTACCAGAAATGGTACCATCGCAAAATCCATCAGCATCAATGTCTCCACCATTAGTGGACATCATTGAATTGTCCGAGTAGGTTACACCTTTACATATACCTGAAGTGTCAAGGGCTGTTGCATTCTTGTTAGTGTACACCCTGGGGCTGTCTTGTGTTATAATCCTTGCCCAGCGGGGTATTGGAATGTTGGTTGGTCCAATGTCTATGGTTCGATCTGGCGGTATATAGCCGGTCCTTCGCATAGAATTCCCGATGGCTGCTCCGCCAACGACGCCACCAAAAAGAATGCAGTCTAATCCGTTATCAATAAAAGTGTTGCCAATAACCCTTAAATCATTGTGCAGAATATCAAAGTTATAAAGATGACTCCAGACACAGTTTCCATAATTCCCTCTAAACTCGCACCCCTGCACAAGTGTTCCGTAGGTCGTTGATAAATAGGCACCACCTCCAGCAATTCCGTAGGTATTTAGGAAGATTCCACCATTCCAAGATCCGTAATTGCAGTCTGTATGATTCCAGTTACCAAAGATGGTCGGTCTGTTGTTTAGGAAATCGCACCCGATGATCTTGGTGTTATAGATGTCATAAACGCCAGTATCGTAAACCCCACTATTGGTCCCCCCGGATGGCGTACCGTTGGTTGCGTCAATTAAGATGGAATACCCAGCAGCGTGCTGGAAGGTCATCTTGGCAAAAGTGGTGTTCTTTACTGGACCATGAACCCAAACAGACGTGTTTAGCGTCAGGAACGAGTGCATAGGGTCATTATTGAAGTCCCCTACGTGCGTGGCCTCGTTGTATCCACCTTTAGCCGCCGTGGTAGTTCCTCCGTCGATGCAGAAGTTATAGAAGGTTACATTGTCGCTCTTAACGTCAAAAAGACCCTTATAGGTAGCAAGCGTTCCTGTTAACTTAACTAGCGAACCAACCCCTTCTCCTACAAAACTGATCGGGACCGAGGAGTTAATTGTAACCGTAGACCCCATTTTATAGAACGACTTGCACGCCGGGATGTAGATCGTCCTTGCAATCGTAGATGTAGATGCCGCAGTAACCGCAGCGTTAAATGCTGCAGAGCAGTCCGTTGTGCCATCCCCCACTGCCCCGAAATCCAGAACAGAGATACTTTCTCCAATCTTTTCATTTAGTTGGCGATCCATTGCTCCCAGGAAGTCAGTAGTAGGTGCGTACTGAACCCTGACTGTACTGGCCCCCCCTCCGCCTCCTCCACCCCTGTTTCCAGAGGTAGAGTTGATGATCTGCTGTACGGTGGTGTTAGTAGTAGTTCCTGTCTTAGAGGAGACCCTGGAGTACAGATCGTTAATGATCTGATTTAGGCGATACAGGTCAGGGTCGCCGAGGTCCGAAGAGAGGACCTTCATACGAGTATCTGGTTCTTGTGAATTAGTCTTCATGTCTAGACCTGTACAACTAGGTTCTCCCAAATAATAAACGAGTCAGCATCCTGCCTCTGATCCTTGGATAGGTTAATGTAGCACGTCCTAGAACAGTCTCTATAAAGCCGGAACTTCTTAGTCGGGTCATTGGCCGTTAAGACGATTCTGTGCTTCTTGTCCTTATTCTTTACTCCGTTATAGACCGATGGGACATAGAACCGCTCAGTCTCCCTGGTTGGATGAACTGGCAGAACAGTGGAGTAGAAGAATGTTCCATCCTCCCGGTAGATGCTAACGGTGATAGTTCCGGCACACTTGTAGTCCACCCATAACTGCTTGATAATACTATACCCAACTGAACCGTACCCCTGGTTGTAGGTATCAAAGATGACAAAGTCACAGGCGTCCCTTACGAGATTCCACTCGGGCTGGCCGAATAACTGAGCCTTTCCTCCCGTCCCTGGGGTAAAGGTAAGCCTAAAGAGGTAGCCATTAATTTCGGTGGCATTGACAGGAGTCTCAAAGGTCTGACGAGTAGAGGTAGAGGTATTGACAGTCCAGGTCTGGACTTGTGTGCCATCGACCTCAAGGCCAACCGTACAGTCTACTCCACCTGTATCGATTTGGATACCTACTCCCCTAAAGATCTTGGCACAGGCACTATTGGCGTTAGTCCACTCTGTAAACTTAGAAGTATCAGCCGGATAGGGGATAGTATTGCCAAATTTATACCCCCACATCTTGAAGTCAGGGCTCTGCGTCCCGGCCCCGTTTTGCCCTAGGGATCTAACCCTGACCATCTTGCAGACCGTCTCAGTCAATGGGAAGGTCTTCTGTCCCCTGCCGCCTGAGCTATTAGGCAAGGTAAGCGTCTGGGCGGCTAATGTCCTGGTATTTCCATCAATCCCAGTTAGGGTGTCAATAGCAACCTGGACGTTAGTGTCATTGGTGTCGTGACCTGTTTCAAACTCAATGGTGATCTCAGAGATCTTCTTGTCATAAGGGTGTCCTAGGTCATCCCAGTCGAAGGTATGATAAACTGCCCCTTTGTCTACTGGACGGAAGATTGCCTTGTACTCCCAGAGTTGGAATCTACCACCAGAGGGGATGGCCGTTGGATCGACCTGTAGGCGCATCATCTGGAAGGTAATCCCGGGGTTTAGAGTGATATTTACCGATCTCGTCGCCTGGGTGGAGGTGATATTTACCGTTTGTTTAAGGCTGCCATCACCCCAAATTTGCACAGGTACGGTCTGGCCATTGGTGTTAACATCGAACGTAATTTGCTCGGCGTACTTCGTGTAGTCATACCCAAAGTCAGTCCACTCCGTAGAAAGAACTGTTGGCTTGGGTAACTTTTCATAGTCAAAGTGATAGTCAAATAACTGGAACTTTGCCCCAGTAGCGTTGACGTCCGTAGTGTTCGTGTTCAGCCTGATCAGCCTAGCCACTAAGTCAGGATTCATGGCAAAAGACTGCATCCGATTAGCGGCAGTGCCGTTAACGGTAACGGTCTGGAGGACAGAGTTATCCCCAACGATATCAACCCTTACGTTATTGCCTGCGGTATCGCAGTTGATATACAGTTGGTATAACCGTTTTTCATACTCATACCCCTGGTCGGAGTAGTCAGTAAAGTAGACCTTATCTTGGGGATACTTTACGGTATTGCTAAACTCATACCCCCACATCTTAAAGCTATTACTCTGGGTCCCTCCGCCAGAGTTGCCTAAAGACCTGATTCTAATCATCTTACAGACTGTCTCCGTAAGAGGGAAGGTCTTCTTGCCACGGACTCCGCTAGTGTTCGGCAGGGTCAGTGTTTGTGCGGCCAGAGACGGGGTGTTTCCATCAATGCCACTAAGGGTATCTATAGCAAGCTGAATGGCGGTATCACCGCTATCGTGCCCGGTCTCGAACTCAATAGTTACTTCCGAGATTTTCTTGTCGTAGGGGTGACCCAGATCATCCCAGTCGAAGGTGTGCTTAACGGCCCCTTTGTCGGCCTGTACGAAGATGGGGGTGTAGTCCCATAGTTGGAAGCGACCACCTACAGGAATGGCCGTGGGGTCAATTTTCAGCCTCATGGTCTTGAACTGAATGGCCGGATTGAGGGTTATGTTGATGTTTCTGGTAGCGTGAGTGGTGTTGACATTGACAGTCTGATTCAGCGTTCCATCGCAGTACACCTGCACAGGAACAGTCTGCCCATTAGTGTTCACGTCGAAGGCAATTTGCTCTGCATCCTTGAGGTAATCGTACCCAAAATCACTCCAGGGAGTGGAGTAAATTGTAGGTTTTGGCAACTTCTCGTAGTCGAACCGATAGTCAAATAACTGGAATTTTGAGTTCGTGGCGTTGACATCAGAAGCGTTGGCGTTAAGCCTAATTAGCTTGGCAATCAGGTCAGGATTCAGGGGAATAGCCTGCATCCTGTTATCAGCCGTCCCGGTAACGGTGACGGTCTGTAAAATCCCGCCATCACCCCAGACATCTACTCGGACGTTCTGATTGTTAGTATCGCAGTTAATGTACAGCGCGTACAGGCGCTTCTCGTACTCATAGCCCTCATCCTTGAAGTCAGTAAAGTAGACCTTGTCGGGAGGGTAGTTATCCTGTACGAACTTAAAGTCGAAAATCTCATAGACGGCACTTGCTACCTTCGGGCGCAGTCTGACCATCTTGGCAATGGTTCCGTCATTGATAGGCAGGGTAATCTTAGATCTTCCAGTTGCCGCAGGAAGCGTAAGTGTTTGAGTTGCTAGGGTTTGCGTACCTCCTGCTATCCCCGAGACGGTGTCCAAGAGGATGTCACAGGCCGTGGGGGTGCCGCTGATGCTATTGTCATACTCAATGGTTACCGTACTCAGGCGCTTATCATAGGGGTGCCCAAGGTCGCTCCAGTCGGTTACGCGGCCCTTGATGATGTCCTGTAGGGCGATGGTATTGAACGATAGACCATGGATAAAGTTGGCAGCCGTGGAGGTGCCATAGAACTCAAATTGTACAGCCCTTGCCTCTTTGCCAGCAGAGGTTAGGGGACTACCTGTCTGCTGAAGCGGCAGTGAGACTGTCTGGCGGCCCGTGGATCCAGGAGTGAAGTTAAAGACGTCAGTAGAGTCAGCCGTGGAGGAGTAGTCGTAGTAAAGCTGAGAAACGAAGGTGTTTGTAGTCTTCCCTGGGGTAGTCGAAGTAACGGCCCCTGAGGTAAACTCTACGCCAATGTCGGTAAATTTCTTCTTAACTAGCGCCGCTCCCATGTCATAGCACTTGCTAATGACATCGTAGTAGATCGCATGAGCCCCGGTCCCGTCGCTGTAGGTGCCGACGTTATTGTAGTAGATCAGTCCAGCTACCGTCGTTCCGGTATAGGAAGACTTGGCGGCAATAATATCACCAGTGGCCTTATTGGAGGCTAGGCAGGTAACCGAAGTAGGATACAGTGTTACGCCGTTTCTAGTGGTAGACAGAGTGGCCGATGCGTCATAGACCTCATCCACGCTCCAGCGGTCAAATAAGATATTGTACCTAAATAGGTAAAACGCCGTAGTGGTAGTCCCTGGCTGCCAGAAATTGCCAGCAAAGTAGACCTCATTCCCTTTTTGAACTAGACTGACCAGGGCCGGATAGATCGAGGAAGACCCAGTGCCCGTGTAGTTTTGATTCAGCGGAGTTACTCCATTAACGACTCTCTGATTGAAGACAAAGTCAATAGCTAAGCTAACCTTGCGGACAGAGCCGCCTGCCCAGGCATAAATACCATCGTAGGACAGGAACCAGATTTCGTTATCGACGTAGGTCCAGGCATACTTCTGGACTAATCCGCGATTGGCAGGAGTCTTGAATGGACCAACCATGCGTCCATTATCGAGCCTAACCGTGTAGATACCATGTTGGCACAGGGCTACAATTTCACCATTGAACTCCGCCAGCCCCATAATGGGGTTATCCGGGGTAGAAATTTGAACCACATGGGCATTTCCGGTCGATTCGTTGATAGTGGGCCATGCCTCAGGCTGCCCTGTCTTGGATCTCCAGAGCATGTGCGGAGCCTTGGCAACACCTGCCATCCATAGGCAGTCCATGGCCGCCAAGACCTGATCACCAGCCAATCCAGCATTGGTGCTCCAAGAGACTTGCTCATTGGCGGCATGAACATAACTCAGGTAACAGTCAAAGGTGGTAGCGGTAATATTCCAGACTGTTACGATCTCCTGATTCTCTGAGCCACCAGCCGTGGAGGAGGATACACCATTCCCAATAATTACCTGCGTCCCTGGGGTCAAAACCGTCGTTAGGTCAGAAACTCCAGAGACTGTAGGGGTGATAGTAATAGGGGTATTTCCAACGGCAGTTCCTGAGTTAATGGAGCCTACGTACTCTTTGCCGATAGAGACGGTTACCGGGGCATCATTGTCGAATTTGGCTTGTACCGCGTTAGTGATAGATAGGTCGTCAACGGTATCAATAAAGAAATCATTATTAAGCGAAGTTCCGCTAATTCCTGGATTTGTAGCTAGCCCTACTCGCCTAAATGCTCCATCGGTAAAGGATCCACCCCTTCGGTAGATGGCTACCTGGGTTACTCCGGCGTTGGAGGAACAATTAGTGCTAAAGGTGCCATTGTCCGTACCAAAGAAGGTTACCCTAACTCCCTGATTCGATACAGTTATTGCCTTATCGGCGTTCATTAGAGGGGAAGGATTGCTCTCTGCTCCGGTCTCTGGATCCCTATAAGTATAGACGTAGTCGTAGGGCTGTAACTTGGGATCCGACCCGGAGTCTAGGCCGCCATGACCCCAGGCAAATAACTGACCGGCGTTAATCGTGAAACCAACCGAGGTATCGACCGGGGTAATTACAAGTTGTGCCGCTGTGACGTTGATCCAGGAGTTATTGCCAGATCCTACGCCGTTCTTGGTAAAGGCCGACTTAATGATGTCTTGCTCTAGCCAGTACGCTCCACTTGCCCCCAGAGCGCTGTCTAGGTTGATCATGTAACTGTAGTAGCCATTACTGCTGCCACAGAAAATCCTAAGCTCTACGCTCTGAATATTTGATGGGGTTCCGTTATAGAAAGAGACGTGAACAGTATCGTTAGAGTCATACCCGTTCTGATAGACGCCAGTTAGGCTAAAATCTGCCGTTCCCCCAGAATTAGGGAAAGGGTAGGCATAAACCAGTGCTGTTCCAACAGCAGGCACAGCCACATTGGCGCTCTCGGTGGTATAAGCTACTACGGTAGATCCTGCCGCAATAGACGGGGTTACGCCATGTCCACCTAGGTAGAAGATCGAGTTGTCTTGATCAATTCCGCCAACCGGACCCTGAAGCTGTCCTGCCGAGGTGGTTCCACCTGTTCCTACGGTAATGTACATCCCCTCTTGGATGCCATTGAGGTAAGACTTAGTTGGCACGCCCACAGTACCGACCTGCACTTGGTAATAGTCAGATAGAACCGACTGAGTCGGGGTCGGAATAGCCGTAGAGGTGGTAGTGTTTACCCTAGTGTTGCTAGAGACCGTACCAAAGGTCTTAACCTGTGGCGCTGCAGGGGTAGCAAAGGCCGGTACAACCGGAGGCAGAATCCCAACCGTCCTAGCCACAGAGTAGGAGCCATTATCCCTTAAGACGCCCCTAAAGGTTCTACCCGCGTCCCCACCGCTACCATTAAAGTTGTATCCGGTAGCCATGTACGTAGTCCCGACATTGTTATACTGATCGGTAGCGTACTGGGTAATTCCAATTCTTCGCGCCTGGGCACCTGATCCAGTTACTCCAATGCCACCCGTAGAGATGGTTGTAGAGGTCCCTGCTGGGGAGGTAGAGGGGGTATTTGAGACTGCTACTCGGCGGATGTTGCTGGATTCGCCAACATAGACGTTCGGCTTATAGGCATCAGTCGCTGTTACTGGGTTGGAAACAAAGAGAGAATCGACCCTAGCTGGACCCCAGGAGGTAATGGAGATGTCGGTATAGCCGTAACGCGGGGAGAGGGCACCCTCTTGTTCAGAGACAGTGTTGAGAAGGTAGGCGTATTGCCCATCAGAGAGTTGGTTTAAGTCTAATTTTTGGACCATGCCCTTATTGGACATGGGTAGACGTGTAACCGTGGAATCCGCCATAATCCCATTTTATCAATGAGTTGCGGGTTATAGAAGGAATAAAGCCTACCCCGTTAAGAGTAGGCTTTATATAGCGGTCCAAACCTTACCTGTCTGCTATGATTTTAGTTTACTCCAGTACTGGACTAAAGTCAACCCGCCTTGGGAAGAGGAGGAATTTCAATTACCTCGAAGTTAGACCATCCCTCCCTGGGATTACGCTTCTTTTTCAGTGAGTCAATTACCGCTCTTAGTCTGGCTTCCCCTGCTGGGTCGCGGCCTACAATCTCTAGGATTGCCTCGACAAGCTCGTCAAGTGACTCATCCTGGGTCATTAGCCAGTAGTTACGCCAAGAGTCCCAAGAGTCGAATCAAAGTAGATTCTTCCCCCACCCAGGGCTGCAGTAGCAGCCGCTCGGCTAGCATAAGAAGGGAAGGATGAGAAGAGAACGGCATTGATAGGCGTAAGCGAGACCGTTCCAACACCACCTACGGTCTGGGCCGAGAGCGTGGGGCTATAAGCCGTGGAGACCTGGAGGTCCTCTAGGAAGATTTTACGCGGAGTGATTGTTACTGAGGATGGCATATCTCTAACTTATTGTACCACCTCAAGTAATGCCTCTCCAGTAACTGATCTTAGGAGACGGAAAAGCTCTTGCATGCGGCTCTTGTAGTACTTTGCCAGTGCCATATTTTTCAGTTCACCGTCCATGGAATAAGCCCTAGCCAAGACTCCAAACTTCAGGTAAGGCCCAAAGCTAACCGGTAAGTCCTGAACATAGTCATCCAGGGAGTCAATAGCGCTCTCCTGGGTGTAGGTATCAAACTCTGTAAGATTTAAGGAAGAGTCAACGATGCTTGCCATGGTGCCGTACATCGGGGCCGTGAACTCGGTATAAACATCTCCGTAATTGCCGTCTTGGATGGTTCCGTACATATTGGCGGCATAGGCGATTTGGAAGGTATTTACCGCCGAGCACGAACTAAACGTCCCATAGAAGCCTGCACTATAGGTCGGGGTATATCCGATCCACTGAGGGGCCGGTCTAACCTCTACTGAGTCTTCTGGAAGCTCATCATCGCGCCACTCTTCAGGGGCCGAGGATGGCCAAGACTGCCATAAGTAGTCCCCATTGTCCCAGTAACTACCCGAGGATCGGAACAAGCTGGCGTCATCGCAGAGCATCCCAACGGTCTGATTGATGTAGTAGGGGTGTGTATAAACCCTTGTTCCTGTTGATGTTACAAGGTTTTGTAGCTTGATAAAGCAGTTTGACGCCTCAAGGATATCCCTGAGTGAGTCATTAAGAAACACTAGGAAGTCATCGTCAGACAGGGTTTCCCCTGTGAGGCCACCGGGCTCTAGGATAGAGTCGCAGACCTGATTATAGATATCCCGTACAGAGATTGGCATAGCAGGCTGTGCCGAAATCGACTCCTCTAGTTCGCCTCCGTAGGCTACTGTGCCGTAGGAGTAGTTCCCGTAGACCATGGCTCCTTAGCTGAACTCCCATCCGGGTTCTTGAAGTGCGCCAGCAACCCGGAAATGCTCTGAATAACTCCAATGGCCACGGTGACATAACCCTTTGCCTTGGGTGGCAGTGGTAGGTCATTGGCCATGTTGGCGAATTGTAGCGCCGTCGCTAGGCACTGAATCATTGCGTTGACATTAAAGCTGAACTTCATTGTTATCCTCTTACTAAATTTTGTTCATCGAAGTAGTAGTTGGGCTGACTAAAGGTCTGCCAATACTTATCGAGTTTTGTTAAATTCTGCCAATTCTGGAAAAATGAGTACGACTGCGCCAACTGAGCCCCTTGCATTTTGCACTGAACGATATGGGCCGCATAATCACACACCGCCGTAATCGACTCCTTGGGCATCTGTGTATCATCCGTACTAGCCGTCAACTTGGGGAATTCCGTAATCCCTGTAACGGTAATTGCTCCACCGCCAACTGAATCTGCTGGATGGATGGCAAACTTAGTAATCCCAATTGGAAACCACCTTGAGACCGGCTTTCCCGTGCTGGCGGTAGTGTCTCTCATTAACTCAGGTAGCAGCGAAATCCCCGAAGACAGGGACCCCTTCTCCAGGACCTCATCCATGAAGCAGACCCTAATGGGGAAGATAATCCCCTCAGGGACGTCATAGATGTGGCGTCCAGGCACGCTTCCGCCGGTAATGCGGTAGGTATCCTGAGACCAGCCGCAAATGAGATTACCGCACGAAATTGCTTCATTGATAGCCCAGGTTATCTCGGAGTCGGAGTACATTGAGGTGTTCCCCTCCAGCCGAGCGTAGACCAACGCCTTTAGGCTAGCAAGATCAATGTGAGCCAAGATTACTCCTTAAACAACCCCGGCCTATCTCGATCACTCTTCATGTCGAAATTGCTCATACCCTTAGCCAAGTGATCCATGTACTGCCACCTTGCCTCATAAGCCATCATAGGCGGGTTGCTGGAGTCCTGACTGGGGGTATCGCGGGTTCTGGCCTGATTAAAAATCGGGTCAGAGACGCCAAGTTCCGGCGTTGCCATCTTACTTTTAAAATCTGAAAATTGACTCATTTCTCTCCTTACCAGTAGTTCCCATCAATAAACACCAAGTGGTCCTTAGCCCAATTAGCGCCACCGGCACCTAGGTTCATGCCATCGTTATGATAGGATGTCTGATTCCTTTCGTTGTCTGAAATAATCATTTGGTTAACCCCTTCTTCAAATTTCTGTTCGTAAAACTGTGCTAATTTCGGGTCGTAAAGTTGGTCATCGGGGCCTACCCGAACCATAGAGGCATCAGCCATGCACCCGTAGTACAGTACGCTTGGATCAATGAAGGGAGGGATTCTATCCCCCGCCGAGGTTAACTCCTGCTGCTGGGCGGCATAAGTCACCCGCAACTGCCTCTCTGTTGGACATCGAGGCCATAATTCCCATTGGTTATTGCCATTCTGGTTAACCCCTTTATTTGCAAGTTTTTGCGGGTAACCAGTACTAGACCTTTGAGGATCAATGGCATTAATTCTTTCAATTGGTACATCCACCTCTAACGGAGGAATGCCCTGAGCCTGATCCAAGACCGAGATAATCGCCTTAGCATCGGGGGAGATGGTGTAGAACATCTTCCAAATCTGGTAATCTAGCCCCGAAGCTGCACTTGCCAGCCATGGCATATCGACAATCAGGCTAGTAGACGAAACCACCGCCACTACGGTGAAGATCGGGTAGGTATTCCCTAATCTCAACTGCTGCCCACACAGCGTACTAGAGGTCGCCGTACAAGAGGAGCTATGGGTGTACTGGAAGTTGGCCTTAAAAGACGTCGGCGTAATCTCCAAGACATTTACAATCTCAGGGGTTCCGCTAGCGTCCAGGTACAGGTAGGTATCGGTAGTAATCCCAGTCATGGATGCCGGAGTAACCAACTGTACCCCAGGGCGCTGTACGCCTGCAGGGATGGTAGTATTTACGGCGCTAGTTGCCGACCATGAGGTTCCCGTACCTGTTACCGTAGTAGAGTTCTGGGTTAGGGCTACAGAACCGCCAGTGGTGTAGGCAGGGACGTAGAGGAGGGTTTCCTTGATTAGTCCAGACCAACGGGGCTGACGGTTAAGGATATCCGCAATTCGCGAATTGCAAAAATTCTGAACAAGGGTAGGAGCGATATTTGGCTTGGCAGCACGGACTCTGCCGACAATAACACCCAGGGTAGGGGCATTAAATGCTTGATTTACTAAAGCCAACTTTCCTCCTTAATAAAAATAGGGAGCCTAGACACTCCAGACTCCCTAAATCTAGTCCAGTACTGGACTTCTCACTCACAACTCTTAGATGCGATACCAGTTCGTGCTGACACTGTGGACCGAGCCAGAGGTATTGGTCGCCATGGTAGCAACACCAACAATAGCCGATCCGGTAGCCGCCACAAGAGTAACGGTGCCAGAAGAGGCATTGACGAACCTAATGGCAGAGCCGTTATTAGCAGCAGCCGGAGCAGCCAGGGTTAAGTTATAACCACCAGAGCCAGTAATGCTGACAATATTAGCCGTCACGGGGATGCTAGCAGCCGCCGAGTTAGCCACGACATTACTGACATTAGCCAACGGAGGCCCCGCGATCCACGTACCGGGAGAACCACCAGACGTACACACCCAGAACAGCGGGTTGTTGAGCGCCGGGGAGTTGTTCTCCACTAAGTCCATTACGTTATAAGTGCCGGAACCGGGAGCACCGGAGTCGGCTTGCGCTTGACGAACGAGGTAATCCTCGCGAACATAGTTAGGCATGAGTTATCTCCTTCCTAATCTACGGCCTAGAATCGATACCAGCAGGTGTTCGTCGAATCGCTAACAAGAGTCGCGCAGGTGTTCTGAGCGATGGTACCAGAGGCACCCTTGATGACGTTGGTCGAATCAGCCGCCAAAGCAACGCTCTGGGCCGCCAAATTGATAACACGAACGACCTCATTAGGGCCCGTACCGAGAGCCGTAGCGGTAACCGCAACCGGAGGCAGGGCGATAGTGGCCGCACCCGAAGCACTAACTACAATCACATCAGCGAAGGCAGTGGCACCGGGAATAAAGCCGAGAGTCGTAGTACCAGTAGCCGTGACGTAAGTCGGGCCACCTGCAGGGTTAGCCTGCAATACATGATTTCCTAGCATAGTTTAATTTCCTTTTCCTTGATCTTTTCTGTGGGCCGTGGACCTAAATCCACAGCCCTATTCCCTTGTTAGACTAAGCGAGAGCCGTGCCAGTCAGTTTAAAATGTGCCCTTGGGTTCGGGACTACGAGATTCCCAGCAAACACAAACTGACCGCTGACATCCAGCGTGTTCTGCGCTTCCTTGAAGCCAGTGAAACCGAACTGGAACTTCGGATCGCCGCTGACGTACAGTTCGAGGTAGTTGGTATTGAGACCAAAGATCGCACCGTTCGTCGAGCCGATGGCATCCATCAAGTACTTCGAGATCACGACATCAGCACCATTGAACTGGAAGCTCTCAATGCCAATCTTCGCCAAGTCGCTATCCGCACGCGCATAACGCTGATTCGGGACAGTCGAGTTCCAAATCTTGTTATAGGCGTTCTGGGTTGCAACCAGCAAATCCGGCTTGTCGGCACCGAACCACGAATAACCGAACGCGGTGTTCAAGTCATTGAGGGTAAAGGTGCTCATCGCTCGGCTGGTATAGGAGTTAATGCCACCAACCTGCGAGTACGAGGTAACCGAACCGCTGGACGGGCCAGCCAAAATATCCGAGCGGGTAATTCCGCCAACCGCCGAGTACGACTTCGTCACATCGGTCGCAGTCGAGTAGGTCGAGTTGGAGTTACCATCATCCACCCACGCCACGAGTCCATCGAGAGACTTCGTGCTAGAGAGGGTACCGGAACCATCCTGGTAGATCGCCTGACCGAGAGTCTGCCCCATGGTCAGCGAAGCATTAGCCATCTTCGACTCAACGAGCGAGAAGGCCGCCTCGGGGCCACGGTTAAGCACTGCGTCAGTACCAAGCAATGATACGTTAACGTAGCAGTACTTCATATTGACAGCGAATGCCGTATCGGTCTGACGGTAACCAGTATCAAACTGATCGCCTCGACCAAAGAAGCCGGACGCCAGCGCAGCGTACATAATCGGACGCTGGATCTGGAGACCGCCCTCGAAGTTGATCTTGTTCTTGCTCATCAAGCGGATAAACAACGGATCATTCTTAAAGATGACGTCAGTCGTCTTAGGAACGATGTTATTAACCGTGTAAGCGTTAATTTCTGCGTAGCTTAGAGCCATATCTTTTCCTTTTCTTTGCTACTGGCTCCGGCCTTTATTTAAGCCGTTGCGCCAGCCTTATCTTTTCTGTACTGCTCTGCCGCTAATCTCGCTGTAATGCCATCCCCTAGCGTGGCTTTCGCCATTGCCTCTGGATCGCCTACGTGCTTGACGCGGGATTCAAAGTGACCAACTCCTGGAGCCTCTTGATCGACCGGCAGTGTCAATCCTCTACCCCGGAATTCCTGCTCAACCTTATCCCTCTCCTCGGCACGGATTTTCTCAAGTTCCTTTTGATGCCTTTCTTCCGCGATCTTTCTTCGATCATCGGCTACGTATTTCTCGTAGGCTGCATCTAAGTCATTGGTTCCGTACTCTTGGAGCTTGCTAATAAAGTCGCGAGTCTTAAGCGGCTGCTTAAATTCGTGGATGTGATTGCCCTGAAGCTCGTTCAACACCGCACTAAAGTAAGCGGAGCCCTTAAAGCTCTCTCCAATTTCATTCTGCTTTTGCGTGAGCGTGCTTTCCAGGTCCGTCTTGCTGATAAACCCTTGCTCGGTCGCGAACTTCTTAATGTCATCAAAAGTCATATCCTGTCCTCTTTGTGCCTCTAATTCGTTAGCCCTATCGTTCCAGTATTTCTCGGCCTTGGGTCTATTCGCCTCAAGATCCCAGTTGTTACTGGCCCACTCTGTCCATGCCTCCGCAGTCGTCTTGTACTTCTGATACTCAGCCTCAGTTGCCCTTAGCTTGTCCAAATTACGGGAGTAGTCAGACTGCCTTAGCCACCCATTCTTTAAGTCGGGATATCTACTTGACAGATCGCTTAAGGTCGCCCTATCGCTCTCGTCAACAGAATTCAAAATTTCATCGAAGCTATTCACTGCCATTACTTCATCTCTTCTACCGCCCAGCTAAACCCTCCAATAACCTCCCCTAGGGGCCAGTCTTGGTTATTTGCCTGCCGTAGCCTTGACTAAACTTACGCGCCCAAAGCCATGCCGCTAGGTCCACTTGCCTGCGCTTGGCCTTGAGGTGCCTCTTGTCCCTGAACTGGCTGATTCTGGCTATTGATCTCGTTCATCAACATCGAGCCAGCCTCTGCCATCTTTTGGACAATGGGCATTAATTCCTTGTGCGTCTGACCGATTACCTTGGCAACCGTCATCAACTTCGCCGCAATGTCATCCATCTGCGACTTAATAAAGTCATCGGGATTTGCTCCCGTAGCATCCTGGGGCTTATTCCCCAGCAATTGATCCGCCTGCGGACCATACGCCGACATGGGCGGCATCTGCTGCGCCATTACATCGGGCGAAATAGGAGGTCCTTGAGGGTTCATTATTTACCTTAGTAGCCCTTAGAAGCCTGTACCGCTCGGTCACTCATCGGGGTATCAACCTGCGACCAGCCCTTGCGCGGCGTTTTATCGAGCTTAATCTCCGTTCCCAGAGTCTGATACTTGCCATTGGGGGTATCGGCACCGTACTTGTAGTCCGAGGGAGACGACTGGAGCTTAATCTCAGTGCCCATGGCCTGAACTGCGGGCTTTTTGTGAAAATCGGGAAGGACGTTGCGCGAATCCGTCTTCAGCGGCTCTTTGTTGCTAACTGACTGAATGTTCATAGTTTATCTGGGACACTGTCCTCTATCTTCATTTTATGGTTCTGCACCATGAAACTGGTAATAAAATCTTTTGACACAACTACTTAGGCCATGAAAAGAAGGTAGAATTAGGTTTAGGTGCCGAAATACACTAAGCCACGGCGAATTCGAGTAACAAAAGATCATAGAGAGGCTACTTATGCTTCTAAATATGGTCTTTCTGTAGCCGAGGTTGAGCATCTAAAGTCACTCCAGAACTACCAATGTGCAATCTGTAAGCGGGCCGTCCCGTTGGTTATTGATCACTGCCACCTAACCGGCCTACGGAGAGGACTCCTTTGTCGAAACTGTAACCTTGGGTTAGGACACTTTAGGGATAATCCGGCCTCCCTGGAGCGAGCCATGGAATACCTGAGTGTCAATTCAGGTATTCACAAGGCGGCAGAGGAGGCGATGGTTGACAGGGTAATGGAAGATTGGTATGATTAGATTTCCTGAACTGAGCAGCGGTCGCTCCAATGTCTCGGTCAGACCCAGATAGACGCAGTCGTGGTCTCTAGGTTGGTCAGGTAGCTGGCTGCTATTGGAGTATTGCGGCAATAGGAACGATTTGTGAAATCCTGGGGCAGATTTAGTCCAGTACTGGAGTGATTCATGAAGCTAATTATTGCTGGCAGTAGAACAGTGGCCCGTAGGCCAAATCTCCTGCTCAAGAAGTACCAACTTAATCCCTTTCTGGCCAGTGAAGATCTTGATAAGTACAACAAGCAACTAGCAGAAGTCTACGTACACATTGATAACCTTATGCCCGTTAACGTAATCAATGGTGATTTTAACCACATTCTCCCATCTGAGGTCGTTAGCGGAACAGCAGAGGGGGCCGATTTGGCCGGTGAGTCATGGGCTATGGACCGAGGGGTCAAGATCAAGCGATTCAAGCCTGACTGGTTTAACCTGGGCAAGCGTGCCGGTTATGAGCGAAATAAGCAAATGGCAGAGTACGCCGATGAGGCTATTGTGTTCATAGAGAACAACTCAAAAGGTAGCGAGATAATGGTACGAGAAATGAAGAAGTTAGGAAAGCCGGTTAAGGTGGTTAGATTCTAGTTGCCTCTAGCCAGTAGGCGCACTGGGACCATTCTTCTGATCGGCTGACCTAGGTGTCCTCATGGAGTTCTGAATCTCCCCAGCGGCCTGCGCCTCTTGTGCAATTTCTCCCAAGATTTGCTGCGCCTGCTCCGCTGTCCTGCCGGTAGCCCTCATGTACTCCTGACGGCTAATTAGACCCCTGGATACCTCTTGTAACGCCATCATCTTCTTCTTGTCATGGGCACCTTGGTGCATAGATCCAGGCTCTACCTGGAAGGAGAATTGCTGCCAGTAAGAAGCCTGGACCTCTCGATTAATGCCGTCTGCGGTCTGTTCTGCTGGGTGCATTTTACCGGGGTCTAGGTCAAAGTCTTCCCAGGTAATTCCATCCGCGCCCAGGAGGCGAAGTCTCTGCTTGGCCGTGTAGAACTGGATGATATTAGACACCTTCTGCTGTCCACAGCGTTGCAGGAAGGTCTCAATGAGCCTCTCCTCGCGACGTAGTGGCGTCTGTAGGGCATCCTGCATCTGGTTTAAGGTGTCACCAGAAGGCATTTGATTCTTCGCCGACATTGCTGCCATGTCTACGATTCCAGACAACTTATCAAACTCTGGAAGAATTACGTTCTCGTAGACCTGCCCAACAAATGCAGGGACCTGCGGAACTTCACCATAGCGGATATCAGTATCAAGATTGACGTTCGGCCTAGTCTGTAGACGGGCACCGGGAAGATCCGACAGGAACTCCTTCATGGCCGCCTCTGAGGCTACGCTACTCTTCCACATCAGGGTGGGATTTAGCGCCCTCTTGGCTAAGTCGAGTACGCCTGCAGGAATGTCATTAACGGCATCCTGGGGTGCCATTAGGCTACGATAGGTCGATAACCCATAGTAAGACCACGGCACGGGGTTAAGGCGAAGCTCCTCAAAGGGGTACATGCCATGCCAGTAAGGGCTAGGGCCATCATAAAGAAGTCTATTCCCGCCATAGATAACTAGCCTCTTTCGGGGGTACAGGCGTTGTCCAGGCTTTACTTCATACCACCAGTTATGCAGCCCTTGAGGCAGGAACGGGTCTTTGACGATGATGTTTCTACGTGACTCATTGATCGACAGGTCATCAATGTAGTACTCTTCCAGCCTGATAGATCCATAGAGCTTACTGAAGTCGCCTACGATCTCGCTAGACGGCTTGCCACCAAGCATCTTCTTGAACCCTGGGCTCATTTGGCTCCAGGTGTACTCAGGAATGTGTAAGGGGCGAATAAATCGATCCTTATTACGATTCTCGGTAGATTTAGCCTGACTTTCTATGCCATCAGAGGCATAAGGGAACACCTTCTTAAAGTAAGGAATCGGCTTCCAGGCGCTATAGAGCACCGCCACTGAGTCCTGTAGGCTGGTCAGTGAGGGCTGGATCGGCATGACATTGTCCGGCCCTAGAGGGATGGATCTGCTTCGGCCTGGGGTAGATGCCCCTTCTCGGACAAAGCCAATGCCATGAAGCATTGCAATATCAACAACATCCGCTAAAATGTCTTGCTGGCCCTGACGGAAGTACTCAGCCTGCAGCACCTTCTGAATTACCTGAGCCTGATCCGCGAAGGCAGCCACATTGGAAGAAACATCCCCAATAGGCTTAGAGTCAGTCAGTAACGCCAGTCTCTGTCGTCGAGTAAGCTCAATCTTATTAAGCACATACCTACTCTTGTACTTGCGGCGGCGCTCGTCGAGTTGATTACCCTCAAGGTAGCGGATGTACTTTTCTACGTTATTGAACTCGGGGGAGTTTCGATAGGAAAGCTCGGCCTGTTCTCGTGTTTCTTCTCTCCAATTCGCCATTGCGCGAAGGTAGTTTAGGCGATATTCCGGCGTATCTTTACCGTTCGCTGCCAAGACTGGTGAATTAGCTGGTAGTTGCACTTAGATCCAGGAGCCTTTCTGTCCCGTAGGTTCTGTCTTTGCTACTTGAGTCGGCTTATCATTTAAGTCATTAGGATCACGGTACCCATGATCCTTGCAGAATGTCTTCTGCTGTTCCCTGGTCCGAATAAAGGTCTTCTGCGGCTGCCCCTTCTCGTCGGTCCAGTGGGCATAGTGCCCCTCATCATTCCTTCCGAAGTACTGTCCTAGGTCCTTAGCCCAACAAATCGACGGGGTGCTCCATGTCCTTGAGACCGAGATACCACAGCCAGGGCACTCAGGGTCGGGGCTATCCGAGGACCTTAAGAGGTACTCAAATAGTTCCCCTGAGCGACCACAGGACGAGTTTTCGCAGTACCCCTCGAAGATCGGCATTAGGCCCCTACGGTCCTCTTCTTTAGGAGATTAACAACAGTAGTAGAGGTTAGGACGGGAGATCCAGTACTGGACTTCAGGTACTCGGCATCCTGGCCGCCAAAGGGCACCCAGGCGACGTCTGGATTCATGTTAAACATCCAGCCATTGGCATGGATATAATTCCAGCACTCGGTAACATAGTCCTCAACGGTTACACCGCGCATCTTAGCGGCATCCTCAAAGGAGCCAATGAGCGCCGGATCAACCTCTAACTTAAAGACCTTACTACCCTTCTTGTTGCCAGCCGAGTCTTCCAGGGCAGTAATAATGTCCTTGGAGTCGCCGACTTTCTTACCCAGGGTCTTGCCCATGGTTGCTACATCTTCAGCGGTTAGCACAAAGCCTCCGTTGGCGTACTCGTGCAAGTAGTTCTCAACGCAGGTCTTAATGGTTTCTGTGGGATTTCCGTCAGCCTTAAAGGCTTCAGTTAGGGTGGAAAGATCGCGCTGGTCGAGTTCAAGACCCAAAGCAAGCACGGCTTTCCCGGATGGATTCTTAGCCATAACTTAATTATGGCATAACAATGTACTTTATTTACAACAGATTAAAGAGATTCGTAGGACGGTTCGTACCAATGAGAATCATTTTTACTGTAAACGTCCAGCATGTCTGGAGTGAACATAGAAGACTCCCTATAATCGGAGCTTGTATCCATCTGAACTGACATGTTTCTGGTAGCCCTAATCATCATAGACTTGCAGAACGGACAGTTATCCATCATCCGAGGGTTGTCAGATCCCCACATCTTATGACAGGCCGTACAGTCCATCCGATAGAGGCAAGTTGTCGGGTCTTTGTCGATCTTCTGGGGCACGATCCCAAGATTGTCCTCGTAGTCCCCGGCATGGGCCGTATAGAGGGCAATCATAGCCGACATTAGGCAGTCATCATTAAATCCCTGTTCTGCCCCCGTAGATACCGAGTCAACCGCCTTAGTGAAGACCTTTATTTCGTCCAGGAGCAGCTTATCCCTAGCAATGAAGATCTCTTCCTTTAGCCATCGGTCTAACGTGATGATAATCTTAGGCTTAGACTTTTGATTAGTTACCCAGTGGAGGGTGCTATTGGTTGCTCTTTCTCGGTAGATGTTCGGATAATTCAAGACTTTGGCTAGGTGATCAGCCGTGGAATTACCCGGAGTGTTGTACTCAATGGCTACCTGGGCCTCATTGTACCACTTAGCTAACTTGGCAATGAGATAGGCGAATTCCAATGGTTCTATGATGTTAGACCTAAGCGTGGCGCATTGATAATCTCGTCCACCGCTCCTGCCGACTCTAATGACGGTGGCAACAGAGTAGTCTTTACCCTTTCCATAGCCGATATCGGCACCGATTTGGTACGACTCTCCAGTCCTGGGCTTTTCCCAGACTCTTATGTTCTGGATTTCTCCACCATGCCAAATTTTACAGCCATCTAGGTGGCACTTCCGGTCAAGGTCGTCCTCCCTGTAGCCATGGAAGAAGCCATGCTTATCCATAAACCCAGGTAGCGGAGGATTAGCCGTCTGGACCATGTACTCTAGGGCCTTGATAGATTGTTTTGAGAAGACCTGCTCACCCTCGGCGACGAAGGCTTCTTCTACGGTTAGGGCAAGCTCCTGGTCGATGTTCCTCTGGGCAGAGGAGTTTAGCCGCTCATTAACCATGAAGTAAATCTGTTCATCGGTTAAGGTGTACGGTCCCAGAGTGCCAATCTTACACGAGGGGCACTTTTCTCCATCTCGAACTCCAGTACTGGACTTCCTGTTGACATAGCGCAGGCACTTCTTATTGTCGCAGACGGTCCAGTTGGCATAGACCACCTCGCGCATCCGAAGGTCTTCTTTCTCCGGTCTCCAACCCTTCCTTGGAGCCATAACCCTAGTCTTTTCAAAGAAGTACGGCAAGAATACCGCCTCCCAGTCAGACTGTTCCGCTAGTGCCTCGCACTTGTTGTAGAAGGCATGACTAGGCGTACCTGCACCCTTGGCCGTGGACTCAAGGATGCCAATAGTAGAAGGCTGCCGCACTAGGGCATACTTGAGGTCTTGTTCCAGGCTCTCGGCTAGGTTATCCCAGGCCGTGAACTCTGACCCATGGAAGGCATTGAGCTTGTAGCCCTGGCCTAGACCGCCCTTGCGAGAGGCCCATTGCACGGCAATGGAGGAGTTTAGTCCCATTCCGCCTTCCTTGGCTGGCTTGTCAAAGACGATTCCATCTTCCTTAAAGACAGAGGATTGCGGCTTTAGCCACCAGGGAAGCTGCCTATAGAGTGGGGAAAGGTAGGATGAAAATAGGTTCTGCGACTGGACTAAGTCTTCCGAGACGATCAGACCCTTCTTGTTGCGCTTAAAGACGCTATTCCAGAAGACCATGGAGCAGCCAAACATCGACAACCCTAACTGCCTAGCCTTGATGGCGATGACTAACTGGGGCTTGCCACGGGCCTTCATGTCCTCCATTCGCTGGAGCAACAACTCCTGACCATCCCAGAGGCTCATTAACTGATCGTTGCCGTCTTTATCGGAGATACAGAAGTAGTTTCCTGCGGCGTATCTATAATCTTCTGAGCACTTTAGTAGTTCACTCTCGATGATCTTGGCATCTGACGGGGAGAGTAGACCTAAGCGGCGAAGGCGTAGGTCATCTGGGTTCTTTGCGTCCTTGACTAGGAATTTATCGGAGTCAAAGTAGGCAATGATATCGGCTACTAGTTTATCTCTAGAGGAAAGGTCAATCACTACTTAGATTTGCTAAGGTTCATGGTCCCTCCACCGGCTTTGCGTTGCTCACTAAGGGCGATGGCAATGGCTTGCTGGCGAGTCTTGACCCTAGGTCCATTCTTTGAGGTGGAGTGCAGGCTGCCCTCCTTGAATTCCTTGAGAACTTTGGCGATCTTGGCGCTATCGGCGCTACTTTGCATCTTCAATTACCTCTACGTCTATGATAACAGGCTTACTATCTCTCTCTGCCTGCCTACGGAGAATGTCTTCCGGGGAGAAGTTTGTCCCGCCATTATTGATCGTCGTGCTACCGAAGTTCTGATTGATATTGATCCCCGCCGTATCTCGCAGCTTTAGAACATCTGCCGCCAATTCCATGATCTTGACACTGGGCATTACAATGTCACCATTAGCCATGGTATAGGGCTTCATCTGCTGCTTTAGGGAGGAGATGAATGATCCGTAAAGCTCAACGGCGTCTTCGCACAGGCGCTCTTGTGTCCACTTCTGTAGTTCCCCTGGCTTTGGCCCTTGAGGAGCTAGGGCGGTAGACTCGATTACGGCTAGTTCGGTTCCCTTGGCTTTAGACGGCCCTGGCATCATTTAGCCCACTGGGAACAATCTTGGCGGCCTGAGACACTTGAGACATGAATTTATCTCTGCTCTGGCGCAGTTTCCCAATGGCCTCTTGTTGCCGCTTATCCATTTCCAAGGTAACAACCTGGGTAACCTGGGGTTTTTCTATCTTCAAAATATCGCTAATCAATTCTCGCACGCGCAATCCCCACCTCTAGTCTCGCCAAGCATTCACTCATTTTATTGGCGGCTTCTTCCATCCCCATTGCTGATTTGATGGCTTCCTTCATTAAGTCTTCTCGCTTTGTCCTTTCATCCTTTAGTTCTAGGTCTTTAGACTTAATTAGTCTCCATAGAACCACGATAGCAAATGACTGGAAAAGCATCAAGATTCCAAATCCACCCAGCTTCAGCAGGGCCTGAATGTCTCCCGGTCCGATGGGCACTATTCATCCCGCCTACTTGGACTTGAATCCAGCTAAAGCAATCTGGATACCGGTCTGAATCGAAGACACCGGGATATGCGGCAGCAATTTCTGTACCCCAGTAGTGGCCGCAGCCAGTAGAGCCATTCCTCTGTGTTCTGCGGGTAGTGCCAAAAACTTCTCGGCCTCTGCTACTCCGTACTGTTTAAGAACAGCAGCAATTTCGTCATCGGCCTTATTGGGAGTAAGTTTGGCGATGTACTCGATTACCGGGATGGCAACATGGGCAACCGTCTCGATATCTTCCACGATCTTCTGCGCCTTTGGGCCGTCAACAAACGAGGTCAGCCATTTGAAACTGAAAAAATCCTTAATGCTCATAAATCCTCCGGGTCGTGCCCTACTTCTAGTATAGTCTCGAATCTTGTGCTACAATACTTTTTCTACAGGAAACCCTCACTGAAGCCAAAAGCAGGCGGCCCAGTGGGTCTGGGCGTATTGGCTACAACGGGGGTATTTCTAGCCTTGAAAAGCATCTCTACTACATCCTTTGCTTCCTTGATCTTGGCCTGTGGATCAAGTTCTGCCTCGGAACACGGGAAAAAAACCGGAATCTCTGCCGGGGTCTTGACATCAGGGCACTTAAAATAGACCATTACCCCCTTCATGTTCTTTGGATCTGGCACCGCCGTCCCTCTGTAGTTCAGGGACAGAGTAGTTCCGGGAGGATTGGCCGTAAAGGTCCACGAGACATCGCTGAGAGCCTTTAGCATGTCTTCCGTCTCCCAGGGTGTCCTTTCTTCGCCCAACTCAGTGGCAAGCTCTAGGGGCTTGGTAATAGGCGGAGAAGGAGTCTTCTTGGTGATATCCTTGCGGGCTAGTAGTTCGGTCAAGGCTCCAGTGTCTACTGCCTGTGAAACTTCTTGATCCTGGAATGGAGCGGTATCGCACAGAAGGTCCAGATAGTCGATAATCAGGTCGGCGGTACTGGAGATGTCCAGCTTTCGTTCAGCAGCCCGTTTAAGGGCCTTGATAATGGCATTCTTATTCATGGCTACTTAATCCTTACCGGCCTAAGTGGAGACTTCTTGGGGGTCTTCTTGGCTACCTTCTTCTTTGTGGTGGTTGCCTTGGCCTTATTGGCCTTGGGTGTGCCTTGCTCTAACCTGGGCGCGACAAACAAATTGGATTGGTTATCCACTGCGATAGTCCCAATAGAGGTGGGCTTAAGTTCCTCCCCCGTGAGGCCAGTGACGGTTTCAGACACGTTTCCGAAACTCAATCGTTCCTCTTTCGCCTTGAGGTCGCGGCAGATGTCGCACTCGCAGCCATTTTCTGGCGGATTAGTGTATAGATTTAGCCATTCCAGTGATTCTTGGTCCAATTCCTGTTCCTTTTGTGCCGGATAGACCAAGAAGGCCAATTTCATCAGTCGTTCGTAAAGCCAATATCTAAATCTGTTCATTCTTTCCTCTTTCTATTCTGAAAATCCAATGCCACCACCACTCAGGCTGGCGGCAACCACCTCATTAGCGTACATCCCTGCCTTGTTCTTTGCTTCTTCTGGATCCATTCCCTGCTCCAGTAGGTCCCTGTAGTAGGTATCGAACAAGTCATAAGCCTGACGGTCGTCCCTTAGCCGTAATTCGCTCATCGGAGGGTCTTGATGGGGCTCCGGTGGTGTAAACATCACGTCTTTTAGTCCAGTAATGGACTGATTCAGGCCCTTGAGCGAAGCCAGCAGTGGAGAAAGGTCAACTTTTGCCTCAATAGCCCCCACTTCCTTGGCGGAAAGTTGCTCTACAGCCTCTTTTAGGGACGAAATAGCCGCAGTCATAGACCGGAACTGCTGAAATGCCCAGTAGACAGCCCAAAAGATCGGCGGGATAGCCATGCCAACGGGGATTAGGTAAAGATTTGTCATTCTAGGACCTCTTCTCCGACACTGGGAAGTGAATAGTAGTCGCTACTATCATATCAAACGGACCACCTGGACACGGCTCAAGCCTCCCCTGAATTACGACAGCCTTGCCCTTGAGGAGGTGACGTCCAATGGTTCCAGGATTGATCATGGTAACCGTGTGAAGTTGTGGGGTTCTGGTCTTTTCCGGCCCACGGCCAGTCGTCTTGAAGGTTTTGATGGAGAAATTACAGGCTTCTTTGCCGTCGTCCATTAGGAAAATGTCGGCAGAAGACTCGATTTGTCCAGAAAGAACTACTAGATTTAATGATTCCATCTATTCCTTATTTGCCGGATATTTGAATTTAGTCCAGGCCCAATTTGTCATCGCTACGGGACACCTGCTAACAGTATCATAACACTCAGGACACTTTAGGTTATCCTCACTGGCGTACATTCTACCAGTCTTACAGTTCTGGCACAGAAGTCCTACAATGCGGCCATCCTGCTGGCACTGGTTAAATGACCGTACTTGATCCAGACTGAACGGCGCATGGCATTCTGTTTCATTAATGCTCATTAACCAATATAATAGCAAATAAAAATGCCCTACGGATCGTCTCCGCAGGGCTAAATCCATTATTTTGTTGATTTTATTTACTTAGTCGCTCTCCTGTCTTGTACATGTCAGACGAAATCCTACGTGCCAACTCCCTTCGGTCGGCCCTTGAGCCATTGACGCGCTCTGTAATATTACGAAAGGCTCTACGGCGCAACTCGGCCCTGACGACCTGCCTAGAGGATCCGGCAGGAAGGAGTTGCTCAGTGGACTGCAGATTAGCAGCAAAAGTTGAATCCATTAGAACGGTGCTCCATCATCATCGAAAGCTCCACCGCCACCGCTGCTATCCGAACCTCCCTTGCCTCCACAGAGGACAATGTTATCCACAACCACCTCTGTTACGTACTTCTTTTCTCCATCCTTCTCGTATGATCGAGTGTTAAGTCTCCCGGTTACTAGAACTTGCGAACCCTTTGTCATATAGGTTGCAACCTTGTCTTTACCCCAGGCTACGCAGTTATTCCAGGAGGTATCGGTCTTCCATTCATCTCCCACCTTGTAGGAATTTTCAGTGGCAATGGAGAACTTGGTTACTGATTTCCCATTGGCAGTGAAAGAGGTTTCTGCATCACGGCCTAGGCGGCCAAGCAGCGTTACTTGATTAAGTGTTTTCATTCTTGTTTTCTTCCTGTTCTAGTCTTCTTTTGATGGCCCGAGCCTTGCGATCTTCCGTCTCGGACCAAGTTACGTCCCTTAGATGCGGGAACTTTTCATCAAGGAGCCTTACCGACTCTGAGATGCTAATTGAAAGCTGGTCTTCTTTCGTTGGTCTAATCGGCACTTATGCACCTGTGGACCCCATTCCGCCAGCACCTCTCTCAGTAGACTCGTCAAGATCCTCAACTTCTTCGATCTTGAACGGATCCAGCTTACTGATTACCAGTTGGGCAATTCTGTCCCCTGCTCTTAGGCTAGTAGATGCACAATTTGCCTCGTAGCGCGTACCATAGATCGATGGAGCAATCCCCGAGACAGAGCCAATGATAACCATAATCTCGCCACGGTAGCCTTGATCGATAGTTCCTGGGCTATTGACGATTGTTACTCCCTTAACGGCCAGTCCTGAGCGACAGCGTACCTGGGCTTCGTAGCCGGGAGGTAGTTCCATTGAGATTCCGGTATGGGCAATGATGGTAAAATCCTTCTTCTCGAACCACGTAGCCGTTAAGTCGAGTCCCGCGTCTCCGTCTTTGGCAAAAGTTGGGATAACGGCAGTTGGTTCAAGTTTCTTGAACTTTACTACAGGCTTACCAGGAGCCCTGTCCATTAGTTTCGGTGTTTCATTCATAATTTAGTCCAGTGCTGGAGTGATTTAGGCCGTGGTTGGAGAATCGATTGCCTTGACTGCTTCCTCGAACTTTGCCAGGGCTTCTCCGTACCAGTCCTTGTAGAGTTGCGGGGTAATACCCTTAATCAACTCATCCAGAAGTTCCTTAAGGAAGCGGATCTCAGAGGACTCAAGATCAACCGACTTGGGTTCTCCGGCAATAGCCATCTTCTTGTCGAAGCCAACGGGCTGCTGGCAGACAGGGCAGGAATCAACGTGCATTTCCTTAATCTCCGCCTCGGGGACGGCGATCTTATTATCGATCCCAATAGCCATCTTGATGTCCTTAGCAGAAAGGCCGGTCTTGGCCATCATGTTCTTACTAATGGCAATTCTCGCCATCTTTGTTAGTGTAATAGTCATTGAGTTAATTAAACCTAATGACAGTCTAGCACTACTGAAAGAAAATGTCTACTGCGGAGGAACGTCTGGCGCGACTGGAGGAGTAACTACCGTCTCTACCTTGAATAGACTCGTCTTAAGGGCTTCGGCGGCTGCCTTCTTCTCTTCAAGTAACTGATAGGCGGCAACTACGTCGGCAAAGAGCGGGGTCCTTGGGCCATAGGTTTTATTGATAGGATTGATAAGGCTTTCTTTTAAGTGCTTTATAATCATATCGATAAGACCGCTATACTTATCTCCTTGGTCGGCTACAAAGACCTCTCCCATGGCTACCTGGATGGCGGGGACCGTTACTGTGGTAGTGATGCCACGGAAAGGCATTTCGATGGTTAAAATTAGGACGTCTTTTTCGTCTTGTGCGGTAATTGGAGAGTTATCCATTTTATTCCTTAGGCTGCTGCAATTGTAGTTACCGTGCCTCCAGATCCTCTATACTTCAGAGCACCAGATTCGACATAAAGCTGTCCCATGCTGGCCGGAGAAGAAGATGGCGCGGTCCCGTTAGCAATGCCTATAACGCCTACCGCAGAAGTACCGAAAGAAGAAACCCCTATTCCCACGTTACCGCTGTTAGCGAAACGGGCAATCTCTGTTCCGGCATTGTTTGATAATATTAGGTCTGGGGTAGCACTATTTGACGCTCCAAGGAAGAATTGCCCATTGGCCGCGTCGTTATATAATAATCCTAGGGCGTAGGTATCGCCACCAGAGGAGATATAGGTTCTTCCTCCGCGAACCTCTAGCTTGGATACCGTATTATGAAGGGCGGAGGTAGCTCCAATCAGTATTAGACTATTAGTCGTATCGACAGTGAAAATGCCAGTTCCTGCTGCATTCCTCAACTGGAACGCCGTAGTAGAATCTGTTACTGGCCGAAACCAAGTTGTCCCAGATCCAGCAGCTAAGCTGAAGGTGTTTGTATTTACGTGATTGCTGCCCGCCGTAACGCTGCTACCTGTGTAGTATGAAAATGTTCCGGATGATTCATTAAGCTCAAAAATTGCACCATAACCTGTGGCCCCTGCTGAATATGAACTGCCATATGTATTCCATGCCAATTGCCCGTACTGAGAAGAAATTCTCTGGAAGGATATTCCGACACCGACTGTGCCGTTGTTTGCTAAAGTCGCAACAGCGTTCGTGGAGTCGAAATTTGCAAAGGAGGTTCCCGCCGCGTTCTGGAACTGCCACGCCGTAGTAGAGTTGGTTACGGGTCTAATCCACGATGTCCCCGAACCAGTAGACAATTTCATTTGGGCCGTTCCTACAACAGATCCAACAGTCAGTCCAGTCCCTAGGTACAGGTCATTTTTTGAAGCAACTACGCCGCTTCCGGCCACTGTTCCAGTTAGGAATTGGTCCGCGCCAGCAGCAGCCGCAATACTAATCTCCTCCGCCGCTCGACCTACTGAAAATCCGATATAGTTAGCAGTGTTACCGCTCAACAGGCGCGCACCTGGGCTAAGTGAAACACTGTTTGCATTTATGTCTAGAAGTGCTCCAGGAGCGTTTGTCCCAATCCCAATTCTTCCGTTAGTTGAATCTACGTTGAAGATGTTTCCACCGGCAGCGGTTCGGAATTGCCATGCCGTGGTGGAGTTGCTCGATGGGGCGTAATAACTAGTTCCACTGGATACGACAGACAACAAAGTGTTTGCACTATTATCTTGTACGGAGAAGATCGACGTTGTGCTTTGCCCTGCTCCAGCCTTCACGATGCACTGCGTTACTCCTGTTGTGGCGGTCGCATCATAAACACGGAAAGTTCCGCTAGATCCACTCTTGGCTACATCCAACCTGTAGTTCCCGTCTGTCGTAGACCCAGATACCAAATTCCCGGTGGCCATGAGGCGCATTTGCTCGGCGTTATTGGTGCCAAAGACGATTGGCTTGTTTGACTCATTGCCGATAATTAATCCTTGATTAGACCCTCCTGAAATGTCTAGCAGAACCCAGTTTGCTACCGTGATACCGAAGGCCGTCCCGGTATACCCAGAGGAGTAGTTTGCCCATATCGCTTGGTTATTCGCGCCACTATCATTCTGGAGTATCAAACGGGCATTATCGCCCGTACCGCTGCCCGTGTTTTTGATTGTAAATTTCCTAGTGCCGGACGTTCCATATAGGCCTTGATCGCCGTTGACTGTGAGCTTATCAGGGAAACTTCCCGACCCGATTTGAAGGCCGCCAGCCATGTAACTGTTACCAGAAGCAAAATATGCAGCCCAGGAGTTGGTTAGTGTTACGTTAGATCCAGCCGTAGGCTTATCAGCAATATAGAAGGTTGCCGCATCGGTAAAAGTTACAGTAGAGGACGCCGCTATGGTTGGAATACCAATAGTATTCATCATTGCGGTCGCCACGGTTCCACTGCTTGACGTGTCGGTGTAAGTGGACGCCACCACTCTAAGAGGGATACCCGCAGTGCCCCAAGCCGTCGCGGAAACGGCACCAGTAAGAGTAATTCTGTCTGAAGTGACGCTCGACAATGTCGGAGCAGTCCCGAATACGCTTACCCCCGTTCCAGTCTTGTCCGTCAACGCCGATGCTAGATTCGCGCTGGAAGGGGTAGCAAGGAAAGTTGCGACACCAGTTCCAAGCCCGCTAACTCCAGTAGAGATAGGCAGCCCAGTGCAATTAGTCAGAGTGCCGCTGGTTGGCGTGCCCAAGACCGGCGTAACCAGAGTAGGTGACGTAGCCAAGACCACCGACCCCGTGCCAGTAACGGCAGAGATCGTAGTTCCATTGATCTTAAAGGTATTGCCCGTGCCAGCTGTATCGTAGGTCTTATTGGTTAGGGTATCGGTGGTATCTCGACCAATGACCGTGTAGGAAGCATCCTGAAAGGTTAACGTTCTTGCGGCGGTAGGTGTACCATCAAGCTTAAAGCTAGTTGTCCCATAAGTGCCAGCCCCATAAAGGTACAAATTCCTAGCGGCCTTGGCAGCAGAACCGACATCTAGTCCGGTCTGGAAAAGAAGCGAAGCGTTGATGTTTACCGAGACTAGGTTATCAAGAGCCTGACTAGCAGCCGCTCCACCAGTATTGGCTGCCCACTTCACGCCAGACGCCTGCGCCGAGTCGGCAGTTAGGATGTAATTATCCGTGCCTACTGCCAGCTTAGTAAGAGTCGTAGACCCGGTAGCGACCAGGATGTCACCTTTAGTAAAGGTAGACTGCCCAGTTCCGCCATAAGCCACCGTAATTACAGAACCATTCCAGGTTCCGGTAGCAATAGTGCCTACCGAGGTCAAAGAGGAGGCGGTTACTCCAGATCCAAGAGTAGATGAACTAAGTACCGATGTCCCGCCGATTTGGTAGGATCCTGAGTTTAGGTTAAGGTTCCCGCCACTAGGGACAGTCAGTAGCGTGTTCCAGCCACCGCCATTGACCTGATTATAGAGAATCAGATTTCCCGTGGGGTTGGCTGCTCCCTGCACTGGTTGGGTTTGGAGTGCAAAATCAACTTCCTGAGACGCCGCTGTGGCATTAGTCTTCCAGCCATAGCCCGTTAAGACCACCATGGGAGAGAACTGCTGGGCTCCCGCCGCTGCAGCGGTGGTGTTTTGTACGGTCCATCCAGCAGTCTGGGCAGTGCCAATTGACGTCGAGCTAACCGTACCGCTAGTCGTTAAGGTCGGACTAGTCCCAAGAACCACCAATCCAGAGCCGGTTACTCCGTTACTCAGGTCCGAAGCTGCCAATTGAGCCACAGAGATGTTAGCCCCGGTGGAGGTCTGCATCAGGACTCGACTCGTCCCGCCGGTGGCGCTTAGGTCTGCGTTTGTGCCGCCATAGGCCAAGCCAATCTTTGTGCCATTCCAGACACCTGTGGCAATCGTTCCCAGGGACGTCAGTGAGGAGTTAATCACTCCAGATCCAAGAGTGGTTGCCGTTAGGACATTAGCGCCATTAATCTGATAAGATCCACCAGTGGGCACACTGAGTACCCCGGAAGATGTTAGGGTCATTTGATTGACCCAGCCGCCACTATTAACCTGAGAATCCCAGTACAACGTTCCACTGGGATTGGCTGCACCCTGAACCGGGACTAGATATTCCCTAAATTCAACAGCTTGCGAGGCTGCAGTAGCGTTTGTCTTCCATCCCTGCCCCTTGAAGTGAAGATTTGGAGACCATTGCTGCGCCCCTGCCGCCGCCGCCGTAGTGTTCTGTAGTACATAACCATCGGCGGTAGCCGCTCCAAGGCTGTTATTAGACAGAATCGCAGAGGTGGTTACCGTGGGGGTGGTTAGTGCTGGGCTAGTCGAGAAAACTAGGTTGGTAGAGGTGGTTCCCGTTGCCCCTGCGGCGGTATAGCCAGTTATGTTGTTAAAGGCACCAATCCCAGCCGTACCAGTCCCAATTCCACCACGATTGACGGCAAGAGTGCCTGTCCAGCCAAGAGTGAAGACATTTGAGGCAATCGAACCAGTGACGTTCGTGTCATTGACCACCGAGGTAGCCACCGAACTGGGCATATCAGCCGTAACTAGAGCACGGAACGAGGGGGCAGCAGCCGCTCCGGTAGTAGGCCCTGAGAAGACTACGTTAGCTGAGGCGGTAGATACCCCTGTTCCACCGTAAGTTACTGCAACTACAGTGCCATTCCAGATTCCTGTAGTAATAGTCCCAATGGAGGCAAGGCTGGAGAGGGTGGCTACATCGGTCCTGACAAGTTGCCTGACGGCGGTGTCATAGAAGTAGACCTGCCCGGTATCGCTCCTAAACCAAATATCCCCCGAGGCAGGGGAGGAAGGATTGGCAGTAACGGCCACTAGATTGAGTCCAGCAGTAGTGGCGCTAGTGGTAAAGGTCTGCTTTAGGCCGGATCCAAAGGTATTAGCCTGATCGTTATAGACCGTCCCCGAGTACTGGCGAGCCTTGGCTAGAGTGCCGGTCCATCCCAGGGTGAGGGCCTGGGCAGAGATCGATCCAGTGATGTTAGTGTCATTGGTTACCGACTGTACGACATTAGAGTTAAGTCGTGCCGCTGCTAGGGTCCCAGTCCATCCCAGGGTCATTACCCCAGAGACAACTGTACCAGTGACGTTAGTGTCGTTGACTACCGAAGTAACTACGCCAGCAGGCATGTCTGCGGCAACCAGTGCCCTGAAGGCCGCTACGGCGGCAGAGCCAGTCGTGGGTCCAGCTAGTACGGTGTTGGCGTTCTGCGGGGTAAGTAGAGGACCGATATAGGTGTTGATGGTCTGGGGCAGTAGGGCGGTAACACCAGCCACAAACTTATAAACACGTCCAGTGATGTTATGGTCAGCCGCAGCCGTACTTTCCTGCGCTCTGGTAATAGTTAAAGTATCCCCAGAGACAGCAGTAACCCTAACTATTTCAACATATGGGTCATCAGATGGGTCGGCGTAGGTTGTATCGTTCCACCAGACGGCATTGAACGGTGCCGTAGGCATCTTGGCCCCATCGCCAGTCTTGAGAACAATGGTCGTTGCCGAGGAACTGTATCCCTGAGAGACAGTAGCCTTGGCGAAATTTTTAGTGGCGTCTAAGGCCAATTTACCCTCCCCTTAGGTTACTGGCCGCCCTTGACTAAGGCATAGACTAAGTGTCCACCTACATTAACCGCAGAACCTAGATTCATAACTAGATCCTTACCCGCTCCGCAGGCGAAGTGGAGACCATTAACAGAACAGTCACCGACATTACCGGTGCTTGTTCCCATGGTAAAAGGCCCAGAGATAGTGGCAGGGGTGCTGTCCTTGAAGGTGACTACTACGGTTCCGGCGGCTACAAGGACCATTCCGAGGACCACAATAAAGGATCCAGATGTGCCGGAAATTAGAGTGGTATCCCCAGACGCGCTATTGGAGATGGCTAACGTTCCTACCTTATCGGCAGCGCCCCAAGGGGTCATTAAACTGGCTGTTGCAATCAAAGTCTTACGGTCCTCTCCTACTATTTTTGCACAAGAGAACCGTAAGTTACTCTAAAAATTAGCCCTTAACTCTTTTCAGGTTAGGATTTGCAGCCTTGGCCGCTTTACCGGCGTTTCTAGTCGCACTGGCTAGGATTGCTCCTGCCGCCTTCTTTGAAACGCCTTCCTTGGCCTCAATTTTCTCCTGAACCTTCTTAAATCCTGGATGTTTTGCCATTCTACCTCCTTTCTCTGATTCAAAAACAAAAGGCTGCACCGGTTATCCCAGGTACAGCCATACCAACTAGGACCACGCTCCTTTCCGGCGTTTAGCCTAAACTGCTAAAATTTCATCATACTCCAGTGCTGGACCTAAATCGTACTTGTCGGCTCGAAAATTCCCGTGATTGGACATTCCTTTCCACTTAGAGTAGTACGGCAAGTCAAACTCCAACCACTTATCCTTGGGTGGCATAACCATGGGTATGCCAAATTTATCACAGATCATCTTTACCGCCTCAGGGATAGCCTTCTTTTGTGCCTCGGTAAAGGCTGCATAGTAGTCAAATCCACGGTAGGATTTCTGTACAAAACTCCCCTTATCGGACGCAGAACAGTACCTTTGGGTAAAGTTCTTCGGCCAGCAGAGGAGATCATTCCCTATTTTTTTAAGGGGTCCAATATTTGCAATCTCTAGCCCGATGCTTCGCTTATCGTGCTTATGGTTCCCTGAGTCGGATCCTGGGATCCCTAGGTGATACGACCACAACGATGGGTCATAAGTCTCATAGAGTGTTCCATCTAGGTCGAGAATGTACGGGGTAGATACACCATTCTTTACGGCGTTCCAGCCAGAGATAGAGGAGGCTGCACCATAGCCAGAGGTAAAGTGTAGCACGAGTAGGTCTTTTGCTTGCTTCTCTGGAAAGAAGCATCCATCCTGGAGTCGATGTGTCGTCTGGTCTAACTTCACGTTGCCTCCTTGTAGGGGCCGGGGATCCATCCAAGAATCCCCGGTTGTCGGGTAAGTTGGGAGACCTACTCCCTGGTTAACTCCATTATAGCAATAGACTTAACTACTTTCCTAAGTTTTCAATGAAGGCACTACGGGAGAGCATCTCGGCGGCTGGCCTTAAGCCATTAGGGATAGGCATTGAGACCGCTCTGCCTGGGTAACAGCCCTTTCCAGACCAGAGGGTAACTGGACCAACCCTTGAGACAAAGTCTTCGAGAATCTTAATTACGTCTACTGGCAGGCTTACTTCCTGATGGGTAGTCATTGACATAAAATCCCTTTCCGTTAAACTTGATCGCAGGGGCATGAACCACCAGCTTAAGTGTCCGGTCTCCCGGCTCCTTTAATCCAAATCCAAGAGTCTCTTCGCCGAAGGTCTTTCCGCACTCTGGACACCAGTGGTCATCGGAGATGAAGCTGGTTATGGGCATCTTGACTTCTTCTCCATAGCCGCATCTTTCGCACTTATACTCGTAGGTAGGCATTATTGAAAAATGTTATGATACAGATTAATAACTACTTCAACCAAGACCTGAAGCGGCCAGAACAGAGCCATCATAAACATGGCAAAGTTATCAGACCAATCAAAAGGAGCGGTCTCCCTGCCTGCTGCTGACCTAATCTGAACCCAATAGTGCCACTTGAAGATACCGTCAAAGTAGAACCAGACGGATATAACGAAGTAGGCGATGATTGAAAAGATTAACATTTATTAACCTGAGTATCGAAGCATTGACAGACGTGGCACGGCGGTTCGTAGGGAGTACACTCTTGGGCGGAGCAATCCTCAATTTCACAGATCCATTGCTGGCAGCGGTAGCACCAGCGAAGGGTCTTATTGGTTAGCTCGTCTCCTAGGGCACAGGCAAAGAGGTGTGTCATTTAGACTTGGTCCACTCGCAGAAGGCGGCATTGACGGCGGCGTCTCTCTTGCTTAGCCACTCATTTAGACATGTAGGGCATAGGTGCAAAACAACCCCGGAGGCCCTATAGGTCAGTAAGTCGCTCTTTTTATTGCACTTCTCGCAAGGCTGTTTAGTCATTCTAGAACAATCCTACTACAGATTTGACAATTAAGTAAACCAGCCACCAGGGAATAATTACACACCCCAGTAGAAGTCCCACCGTCCACACCACCTGCGGCCCCTTGGGCGATCTTGTGGTCTTCATTGGGGAGAGCACCTTGAACAGTTGCAGGTCATACAAATCACCTGAGCCCTAGAGGCAGCATCCTTGAATCCCCGAAAGAGGCACTCTCGGGGAACGCTTTCATCTTCTACCCAGTAGTGTCCTGGTAGGTCAAAGGGCGCTACTTGCTGCGGTGGTTGAGTTTCTTCCGGGACGGAGTTGTTGTCCATAATTAAGACTCTACCTTAATCTTGCTTAACTTGCAACCTCTATCCATTACATCAATAAAAGCCCGAGCCAATTGAACAACCACTCTCTCCTCGTGGGCGACCTGCTCTTTGCTCCACTCTCGCTCCGTATCGATAACCCCATGCATCTCCGCCACTAGAATGTGACAGCACTCATGGACAAATACCTCTTCTAACTCGTTGTCGTTTAACTCAGAGCAGGCTTCGATATTGAAGCTAATGCTTGCCTCTAGGTACTGCCACTTAGAGGAGGTGCAGGCGGTTCTTTGCCACTCTTCATCATCCATAGCAGGGGGAGTATCGTCGTAACTATAACAGACCCTCCACTTCTGTAGTCCTAGGGGAACGTGCCACTTTCGGATTAAGGCCTCTAGTCGCTTAGTCGTGGCCTTGAAGTCTGCCTTGGATAGGGACATTAAAACTCCTACACGAAGGGTAGCACGCCCCAAGATGGGCGGATTGTTATTTCTTAAGTTATTGAAAACAAAGAGTCTAAATCACTCCAGGACTGGACTAAATTCTGCCGCTATTTCATCCAAGAGATCCACCTTGGTTGCCTCGGTAATGGCTCCGGTTAGGATCCTCTTGTCCTCGGGGTTAAGCTCCATGTGAGACTTGATTCTAATCCACTCTTCCATGAGGTCTCTATAGACTGGCCGTGGGGTAGTAATCTTTCTAGGTTTCTTGATTCTAGGGAGTCGATCTAGGCCGAGAGCCTTGGCGGCTTCTTTTCTGGCTTTGGTAGTGGCTTTCTTTCGCTCAAGGTGGAGTTTATTGTAGATCCTGATGCAGTCTTTGCATCTCCTGCGGACATGGGGATTAGGGTTGTCGCAGAGATACTTAGGCGTTTTAGCCATGCCTAATTATATCATCCAAGTTGACAGGCCATCCGTCTAGCTATAAGATTAGATTTGTGAAATCGCACTTGGTTCTCCCGGCTGGCCTTGTAGTTACTAGTAGGCACATGGCTATGCGGCTGTCTGCAACATCTTACAATCTACCAATTTCTTGCATCTCCACCTCCTGTAGTTATGCTTATGGTGGACAGTTATTTACACACTGGGCCAAGGCTATTATTGACTTCCCTGGGAGATTTGAGAGATAGAATGAAAGTCTATAACATGGCAGGGCCGGAGAAGATGATATCAGACCGCTTTTGCTGGTATACAAGGATTAGCTCCATTGCAATGTGGACAGTTATGAGTCCATCGATAGTTAGTCTTGTTCCGCCTGATAAGAAGCTATGGAAGGAGCGGTTGTACCGATGGGGCTAACATGAAAGTTTATAACATGACCGGGATCGGCCCAAGCTGGACGAAATTGCTAAGTAAGGGATTGGTAATGTACACCTTCGAAAGTGCATCCTCGTCTTACTATTCCACTGCTGCATCAATTAAGCAATTCACAATAAAAAGTGATGAATTGTGGAAAAATCGACTGTATCACTGGTTGCACGAGGTATGAAAGCCTACCTAATGACCGTTATGAGCCATGAGCAGTCTGCCAAGTGGTTCAACCTATACGCCAGAAAGAGCAGGGCCAGAGGGCGATGGCTTGCTCTGGCGGCCTCGCTGCTTTATTTGGTTATAGATAACAATGAGAGGCTATGGAAGAAAAGACTTTACCACTGGGATACCGACTAGGATGAAAGTCTACATGGCTCTATTCCACGGCTATGAGCCGTCAACCCGAAGTGTAATGGTAACCGCAAGAGGCTTTCATGAGGGTGTCTCTATGTTATCGAGAGCATACACAAACAATATTGGGCTACAGTCATGGGCGTACTGTCAACCTACTCGACAGCACGCCCATCACGTAGGATCCATGAGAGTCTTCCCAAGGAGGGCATATTGAAAGCCTGGATGTATTTACCGTGGATGAGAACAAGCGAAACTTGTTCAATGGATGGATTTCAAATAGAGTCTCATTGTATTACCGGCAAAGGATGGGCGAACGGGGCCTCTGTAAAGGTTATTCGAGACGGGCACAGGTTCTCGGCGGCGGAAGAGCAGGTGTACGCGGAGAGGGTGGGGTGACTTTGAAGATCTGGATGTACTGCCCTGTAATGGATACCGCAAATAAGTGCTACAGGTACTGCACTTATTTGCGTCAGGTGTTCTTAGAAGACCCAGGATGGGACAGTAAGGCGGTATCATTCTGCCAAGCCGGTTGGTGGTTTAGATCTAGTAGATTCTTATGAAACCATACCTAATCGGACTAGTTAGTCCGCACTACCGCAAGGGAATACCGGGAGCGCATAAGAAATGGGTTACATCTGCCCATCAGTCAGGAATTGGAATAGAACTACTTAGCACTGTCTCTAGGCACGGCAGCAATGGGTCACTAGGTGCCTATTGCTGCTATACGTCCTTTAAAGGCAGGTTCCCGTACTACGTATTATGAAACACTTCTTAATGTCGTCATGCCATGTATGGGGCACTGGCCCTTGCGAAATTATGTCCTGGGTTTTAGCGCACAGGGTGGCTCCCAACGCAAGCTCTCTAACTAGTCCATTCGGAGCGGCTAGCTATGCCAGCCTAGAGTGGCAATGGTTGCCAAAGTTTGATGTCTAGGGTAGTATTGTAATTACCAATGAGAGCCTGTCTCGATAGACGTGAGATCGTATCTTTATTTCGGCCCAGTCAGAAGCAGCATAAGCAACGCTGCGATCCGGTGCTGCTCTCTTGAATGTTTACTCCTGTTTCTATTCCCTCCAGTAAAGACAGGACGTGATTAAGGTTGACATGTAGATAATAACTGGCTATACTTCAGCTTATGGTTGGCACCTCAGAATCACTCCAGTACTGGACTAATCTGTAATGAAACACTGGATTACAGCATTACCGTTTGCTGGCCACAGGTACTGGTCAACGGGAGAGATTCCAGTATGGTGTGCCACTACCAAGGCGACGATCTATCTGTCTGGGAGCGTCACACAGCAAAGCAAGATACTTGTCTCAATGCAGAGTAAAGCTAGCATTTTGAATGGGTTATATGGATGCGTCTTGGCGTCTTACGCCAGAACAGACAGCATGGCATGGCACTATTACCCAAAGATTGGCTGGAGATCTAGCAAGGTAGGTGAATTTTGAGGCAGTGGCTTAGATCGATAACCTACAGAGACTCTAAAATTGTGTATAGTTCTCTTGTTGATCTTCAATGGAGTTTCTTCAATTCATATTCTTCAGGCAATGGAATTGTGGCTGAGTTCGCCTCGTGCTATAGGTCGGTTCCGGCAGGCCGTAGAGGGATGCACACTAGGGTCGTATGAAGAGTTACCTGCAGGGGCTAACCACCAGAGACTCTACCTATGCCAATTTATGGACCATGGCACTAACCGCTAAGTCTATCTGGACATCAACTCAGTCAAGAGATGGTGTTCTAGTGGAGTGGGCCTCGTGCTATAGGGACGCCATCCCATGGAGATCTGGCATGATACTAAGGACAAAATGAAGAACTTTCTCTACTGCTGGACTACCAGGGACGCAATTATTTCCCAAGCCATAGAGGGGAGGCTCTCCGTGGTGTACGACATGTTTACAAAGGTCGGCAAAATCCATGGAGTAGATACCCACATTGATACTTTGTCAACCTCCGCCGGTACCATTTGTTCATGCTACGCTTCAGGCTACACCCATCCGTATCACACTAAGGGAGGGATGCTACTCAGAAACCGATGAAACACTACTACTGCTGGACGACCAGGGACGCATGCAATATATCCACACATTTTCATTGGTCTAAAATCGGAAACCAAAATGGAGCCAATTACACAGTTGACCTGATATCAATGAGCGATTATTTTTTCGCCTGCTACGCCTCTTGCTGGAGCGCATTACCATGTCACCGTAGAGGCGTTATTATGAGGAACCGATGAAACACTACTACTGCTGGACACTCCCGCACTACATTAACTCCTTGGCGGTATACCAATGTCTGGCGTGTTATCCAATCGGCAACGAGAGGCATTATATCTTTAAGTCAAGTCCTGCTAAGTCAGCTAATGGAGTAGTTGCGACCTGCGCCTCGGCAGTGATTCGAGTCTTGGATAGATCAAAAGACGGATCATCCAGGCAGACATTTATAAGGACCTATAACAGATCAAAATGAAACCCTGGATATCGACAATTACCTACGTTAACTATAGGCACCTGTCAAACAGAGATGGGCCAATGAAGAACATAATGCCGTACATTACCAAGTCTGGAGGTAAAACGTGGACAGGATCCGGGAGGTACTTAGTTTATGCATCGCTGTTTCCATTGGTTATGGATCCACTAAAAGACCCACACTGCTTTGTCGGTAGAGTCAGGATGTACACAAAATGAAGCCATATCTGTCTACAATTAGCTACAACCACTACGAGCCATACTTTAAAATTAGGAACAGGGTAATGATTAGTAGAGATCCGTGGTGCGGGAAATCAGGAGGAATAACCATTGGAGGATCAAAGAGGAACGTAGTGTTTGCCTCAATGCGTCATGGATTTGAGAACTGCGGACTACTAGATGTCTACTGTAAAAACGGCCCTGGATTTATCGGTAGGGTCAGGATGTACACAAAATGAAGCCCTGGATATCATCAATTAGTTACGTCCACTACCAGCCATATGTAAATATCAAGAACGGCCCAATGAGAAGTCGTGATCCGTGGTGCTGTACAACCGGAGGAAGAACCATGGGTGGTCACTATAGGCGAGTAGTGTATGCCTCAATGCTTCATTGCTTTGATGTCTACTCCAGAGACGGAATTGGATTTATGGGGAGAGTTAGGATGTACACAAAATGAAACCATGGATAAGAAGCCTAAACATACCATCTCAGTTCATCTTTAATGGCTGTAGCATCTTCGCCATAACGGAGTCAGTTGACGGATCTAGAACACTAGAATCTACCCTAAGTAGGCAGTGCCGGGAGCCCGGTAAGCATCGTTGCTACATAGTTGCAAGTGATACGTTTAGTCCACTTCCTGCAAGGTCGATCATTAAAGCTCCAGTCAAGATGCCGGAACTGTACACATGAAGACTTGGATTTCTGGACTAACCATGGGAAGAATGATATCAAGCAAGAATCCAATGTTCCACTGGTCGTTTGAAATGAGGTGCAGATTTAACAACCGCATCATCACCCACATGTTCCGCGAGTTCGGGGATAGGCGGCGCTTCTACTACCGACCCACAATTTAGTTAGGCTTGAGCCACTAAATCCTTATAATAGAGGTAGATGGCTAGTTATCCTCCACAACCGCAAGGCCCTCCTCTAGCCTTCTATCTGGACCCCAACGGGGAATATAAGTCCTATCTCTCCCAAGTAACCCAATCACCGCAACGTACCGCAGCAGCCACGCCTCCTGTCGTGGTCAACCGCAAGAACCAACCCCAGGGACTACAGTCCCAGAAGAACGAAGTAGCTACTCCGGCACCGGTTCCTGGGTTACAGGACGTAATTAATGGGATTCAGGCCGGTATGGCAATGTCGGCCAGCCCAGGATGGGGTACCGCTACCTCCCTGGCCTCTCTTTTGACCAAGGAAGCGCCTACCGGAGAGGTTCTAGAGGGTGGAGCAGAGCGTAGATTCCCGAGTTATGACGTCCTAAGGGCCATGAGCCAGATAGCCAAGGATAAGCTATCTCCTGAGGTCTTGAACCAGCTAATTAATGCCCGTGATACGGTCTACCACGCTACAAAGCTACCTAACCTAGAGGGGATTGTCCGTGGGATGAGGCTCAAGGGGCCGGTCTCAGTTTCTAGGGTAGGGGCAATTAACCCCAAGGCTTCGGCTACTGGGACCGATGTTAGCCTAGTCTTACCGACGTCGGCTATTACCGAGGCGGGTGGGGAACCGTTTGTCTATCCAGGGTACGGGAAGACGCAGCGCACTGGCTTCGATACGCCTGCGTATCTTGCAAAAATGAACCCAGACTTTGAGTTTGAGTATCAGACCAAGAATCCAGTACAGCTTAACCCCAATACCCTACAGAAGGTAGTCTTAAATCAACCCCACGTAGAAGCTGCGTTCGGTACTCCGCAGATGATCGATGCCGCCAAGGTGCTCAGGGAAGATATCGGAAAGTCTCCACTAGCCGCCTGGACTAAAGACCTACTTACATCAGAAGCTGAGAAGTGGATGGATAATCCAATCACCTTCGATCACGTTAAGTCGTTCATTCAAAACGGATTAGATATTCCAGTTGAGAGGTCAATGTCGCTCCACGACATGATTACCGATAGGGTTCGTCAAGGTAGTAAGATGTTTGATCCCTTCCTGGCCGATAGAGTTAAGCCAGCGGATCTGCCTTCAGTAGTACTTAACTCTAACGGCATGGCTAAGGCAATTAGTGACCAGGATAGGCTAAGAACTTTTGTAAATGGACTGCCGGACGCCATTAGGGACGGAAGATTCAGCGGTCCTGTTGACTATTACGCCATGGACGGCGGACCAATAGCAAGTTATTTCAAGATAGACCCAGGTCAGGCCGCCGAGGTGTTCAATAAGGCTGTCTATGGGAAGCCAATTTTTAAGTCAAAGGATCCCTACTCGTCCAGTTTTGAGCCAACCCTGGAAAACATGGCCCAGGCCATCCGCAGCAAGCTCGACCCAGAGTTCTTGCGCCAATTGCCGAGATTACAGCCAGAAAACTTCACCCCAGGCATGCCTAAGGAGCGGCCAAACTTAGGAGAAATAAGGAGTTCTGCCAAGAAGTCGGCACAAGAACCAGGCAACCTCAGCGGTGGATGGGAGGAACAGCCGATTCCTTCTACTGGACCAACTACTCAATCTGGATCATGGGTTGGATTAAAGCCAACACAGGAAATGCTAGACAACGGAGCCATCATTGGTCTTCATCCAGAAGGTTCCGGGTATGGATCTCAGGTTGGAAATAACCTCTGGCCACTGTCTGCAATTTCTGCATCAGAAGGTAAAAAAGTAAACCAACTACTAAGCGGGAAAGTACATCAGTTCATCTCCGACATGATAGCTAATCCTGCCCAACTTGACGGCGATCACGTTCAACTTGGACACTTCCAGAGCCTGCTGAAAAACTTCCTAGGTGGTGGCGATAAAACCAATCAAAATTACAAGGAAGCAAGAGATAAGCTATATGACAAACTTTGGGGACAGTCAAAATAGTTTTATTCACTACTGAATAATTACTCCAGTACTGGACTAATTTCACAGTAACTCCACCTAAACATTCTCCTGCTACCCTAAGAGTAGTGCCACACTACCGTTCCCTCTTTATTAGCGATATCCACCTAAGCTTTAATGGCTCAAACCCAGACAAAGTACTTCGCCTACTAAAAGATAACTCGTTTGATTTCATTTACTTAGTTGGAGATATAATCGATCTTTGGGCCATGAAGTCATCTCCTCACTGGCCAGAACCCGCAAATCAGGTCATCCGCCGCCTACTTAAGTTAGCCCATAATGGCACCAAGGTAGTCTACTTACCAGGGAACCATGATGACTTCCTTAGAACCGTCAGTCCCATTGACTTCGGGAATATAACCATTATAGACAGAGCCATTCATGTCTCAGCCAAGGGAGAGAAATACCTAGTTATCCACGGCGACCAGTTCGATTCCATTGTCTCAAAAATTAAGTGGCTGGCAGTCCTTGGGGCATGGATCTACGACCTGCTACTCTGGATCAATGGGCCAATAAACGCAGTCCGGCGACTCCTGGGAATTTCTTCCCACTTCTCCCTAGCCGCAGCCCTTAAGAAGAAGACTAAGGCGGCTACCTCGTTTATTAGCTCATTTGAGACTACCTTGGCTATGGCCGCAAAGGCCGCTGGGTGTAATGGCGTTATCTGTGGGCATATCCATACCCCAGAACACTCCGTTATCAATGGCATAACCTACCTAAATTGTGGTGATATGGTTGAGTCTATGTCATTCATTATAGAAGACTTCCACGGAAATCTAGCCATTCAAAGATTTTAGAAGGACGGCGCACTGGGCAAAAACCGCCGCAGGCCAACCAATCCAGTAGCTATTGACTCTACCATGTGCTCCTCAAATGTCTCAGAATAGTCCGTACGGCCATCCATAAACCCAGCATGACAGTGCAGTAGCTCATGTACCAACGTCAACTCAGGGTCATAAGGCCAGTCAGTATCCAGTGTGGCATCATGGCTAACTCTATCAAGAATAAGTATCTTAGCTGCCTTCTTCGAGAAAGATACACTACAGGAGCCGAGTTTCCCTGGAAGTCGCGCCGCATTACACATCTCGGCCTTGATATCCCAATCCTGCAACCGTAATACCTTCTGCCATTCCCGTAAGCAGTACTCCAAGTCAGAAGAAGTCATTGATAGGTCAGTCTTGGTTAAGTCGGTCATCTAGCACAGTGTACCACCAGTCCATCTTTTTATCAACCTGGGCCGCCTCTAATAGACCAGAACCGATAGCTCCGTACCCATCCCATAGACCGTAGCCTATAAGGGATAGAAACCTCGTCAACCGCCGCTAACTTCCGTGGATTTTGCCGCCCTCGCCGCTATCACCCATGGCTACTTATCCCCCATATAGACCATAACCCCTACTGCCCAATAAACTATCTCCCTACTCCTCCAATCCCTACCACTAGCCTCTATGTTCTTTATTGTCTTTATGTCTTTCAAATAACTTACATAACTTACTGCATCTTACATAAGTGCATAATCCTATTTGTATACCTTACTGGTTCTCATGCCAATTATGTGCTTTATGTAAACATATTTCTTTATGTGCTTTATGGTTTTACTGATTTGTCAGGTAGGCCGAGTAAGTTGTTGATTCTGCATGATTTTTTAATTTTTATTTTTCTACGCATGTTGGGGCTTGCCCTCTCCACCCCACCACCACTGAAGCCACCATACCCTCTCCGCCTAACTTTGGCCCTTCAGTTGCGCCATTATGTCGATACATAAAGACATGTAAGTACATAAGAGATAGCAGGTACATAAGACGCACAAGATG